CATAGCTGAACCATCTGCATCATTACCTATTTCGTGGTTAAACAAAGTATTTTCTCCAACAGCTTGTGGATTACTTCGTAAGTTAGCGTCTAACCAAGCACTTCTGTCCAAAGATCCATAAAACCATAAATTATCTTGATAGTTATAAACTACGTAAGAATCATTTTTAGTGCTATTAGCAGAAGGATAAAACCACCACACTTCGTTATGCGCTTCTACAGTGCCTGCGTATACATACGCAAGAGTGTTAAAATTTATGTTATTAAATACATGATCCCTTAAACTACAAGGCAGCGTATCGACTTTTCCGTTATACATATAAAATTTATCTGTCCCCATCCAAAACACTATATTACTAGCCCCCGCTACGCACCTAGAACTGGCTACAGAAATATTAGTTTCTAACTCTTGAAGACCAAAAACATCTGTTGTGCCAAGAAACTGCATCGAATGAAGTGACATATCTGTAAAAATTAATATCTCTTGTCTTGTTCTAAACGCAGTTATTATTTGTGAACCACTACTAACTCTTATAAACCCTGCACTGTTAAGAGTAGATGGAGTAAAATTCTCAGGCTCATCTTGATTAGCAAAACGAATTAATAAAGGGTCAAAGTCTCCCCCACCAAAAGGTGTCGCTCCAAAAGCAATAAGATGCCTATCTACTTGAGACACCATGATCTGACCCACTTCATCAGGAACATCAGAAGCATTTGAACGACTTGATAGTAAAACTGCCCGCGCCCTTAAATTAGTTGTAGGATCTGTTGCTGTACCTCTTTCCCAATAATAAATAGCTCCTTTACCATTAGTGTTAACATTCATAATTAAATCATTATCAAAGTTATCAAAAAACCAAACAGTTAAAGGATTTATTATAGGTTGTAAAGAACCAGAACCCCAAGTTGATCTACCCCAAGTAGATGTATCCCAGCCATATCCAAAAGAAATAAACCCACTGCCTGCGGTTATTTCATAAGCGCCTACAGTAGCTCCACCGCCATTACCACTGTCACTACTGGTCGCAAGAACTGTATCTCCACTAGTATCTCTAGCTGATATAGAGTAAGTAGTAGCGTCAATCTTAGTAATTTCATAGTTTTGATTTAATACAGCAGCGGTAATATTACCCCCTAAACTAGCCGCATCTGAAAAAGTTACAAAATCCCCAGTTGCTGCCCCATGTGATGCGTCCGTAACAGTAATAGTAGAAGAACCGTTAGTAGCAGAGAAAGTTACATCACCCGCACTTGTTGTTGAACGTATTGGTGTAATGTCGTTTAGATTACTAGCAACTTCTATATATACTTTACTGTTTGTGCCTATAGCTAAAAAATTGTCTGAAAAAGAAGTTATCCATCCAAACAAAGCTCTACATGTTCCATCTATCGTAGATATGATAGTTTGCCAACCTTTTATTTTTTCTGGATATCCTTTTAAAAATCTAACTTTATCGCACTCATACCAACCGCCTTCATTAGAATAGTTTGTAACATCTTGATTAATGCCGGGTTTAAATTGTAATTTTTGTAGTGCCATATTAATAAGACCAGATGGTTGGGCGAGGTCTTGCAGGAGAACTTTCAATAGTGTCTAGGTGCAAAAACCTCGCCCCGCCTTTCTGATTTACTCCTATACCTGTAAATCCAACAACAAATGCTAATGAAAGAAGTTTAAACGCATCCGTCCTGTCAATTAATATATCTGAGGCTTTACCTGAAACGTGCGCTCCAGCAGTAGGATCTTTTTTAGCTGCTTCTACTGGATGAGTTGCGTCTCTGTATCCAGAACTAATTGTCATGGGCTTGCCATATGCCTCTCGCAAGTTATTTAATTTGTCTATAAAGTTTTGATCCATTTTCTCTGTACCTGTATGACTACAAGTAAATTCAGTAGCTTTAAAGTATTTAGAGTTTTCCCAATCTACGCTCATAGTTTTGGTTCTTTCTTACTAAACATATCTTGAAGTTCTTTACTTTTCTCCTTGGAGCCAGTACTGGAGCCGAAGTAGTAGTTTATGCAACTCATTAAGGCTCCTGATAATAACCCTAAAATATATAGGGATATTTCGTAATTTTTACCAGACTCAATGTCCATAAACAAGATTGCTGACATCATGCCAAATGTTAGAAAAACGATTAAAATGGCTAGGCACGGTACGATGATTTTATTTACCATTGGGGCAAATTCTGAATTAGCGATTTTCATTTCACGCTCTCGCGCACTTGCAGTATTTGCATGGTCGGCAGAAAGCCTTGCTAGTTCACCTGATTGCTCCATTTGTTTTAATTCTTTGAGAGCTTTTTGCTTGGCTTCTGGATCAGGAATTAATTTATCAACTAATTTTTCACCTATAGGTAGTAAACTTCCAATTAAATTTAACATTAACCACTCGCTTCCTTAATCATGTCAATTAAAAACCAAATCATACTTATTAATAAAGTTACTACGATAGTTATAGCTCCTCCCATCATTGTATTATAAAAGAATGCTTTACGTCTGCGTAATTGATCGTACACCTCACGTTTACGTTTTTCTTTAATTAATCTTCTTTGTCTAATAAACTCTTTGTAACCGTTAATTCCTAAATGATTTAAAGCTCCAACATAAAACATACTTTTTATCTCACGTTCCTGCTCTTCTATTTTTCTTTTAGCTACTAAGGTGTCAAAAGCTGCTGCTGTCTCTGACTTACTATATACAATTTTTTTAAAGATAGAAGGTTTGGCTTCCTCCTGAGACATCCATTCTTGCAAATCACTAATGTGTCCTGCCCACTTAGATAAAGATTGATATACTGCATCAGCTTCATCTGCTGCTTTAGCAACCTTCTTTACTACCGTAAAAGCAGTATTTGCTGCTGCTAATATAGTAAGCGGATCCACAATTAAGTAGCCTCATCCCACCCAACAGAATTATCAGCTTGATATGCTGTTTCGTTCCAAGTATAAAGTTTGCCATCATTAGGATATGTTATAGGACACTCCCACAAACAAGTGTTTTCATTTAATGTCCAACTTGCGAAAGGTCTTGGAGATATAAACGCATCTCTTGCGGAGTCATAAGTCATACCCGCTCCAGCATAATTTTTACGAAGTGGAGTGCCACCTAAACTGTGAACATTTCCTCGTGTGTTGTAACTTGTTTGTTTCCAAGTAGTATCTGACCCGTATAGTTTTTTGCAAAAAGCAATACCAAATGATTCATCTTCCTGACCACTTGAATTTAAATTATCTGCATTTCCAACAGCTATTACTCTTATAACAACATTGCTTGAATTTAACTCTGCAAAATAAGCCATTTTTTACCCCGTTATAATTATTACAATTCCTTTTGCACCATTCCCGCCAGCAGTTAAAGTAGCTCCATTTCTTCCTCCGCCACCACCGCCACCTCGATTAGCTGTTGCACTATCCCCAGCGCCACTTCCAGAAGAAGCTTGCCAACCTTTTCCACCCTGAGTTCCAGCGGCTCCTCCGGGGCGAGTTCCGTTGTCACTTCCGCCTCCGCCACCCCCACCACAACATTGGATTGCAGTTGCACCATCAACAGAGTAAACAACATCAGCGGTAAATCCTTTTCCTCCATATCCACCAAAAGCTCCACCCGGGTAATCTGCATCGCCACCAGCTTGTGAGTATCCTCCTCCCCCTCCTTGAACTGTCCAACCTGTATTATCAGATCGACCAAGACCCCCATTATTACCTTGCACAGGAGATTTGCTAGGAGTATTACCTGTTCCAGCAGTTTGTGAACCATCGGTATATCCTTCTGATCCTCCTCCAGAACCACCATTTTGGCCGTTGCCGTAACTTACACCACCTTGTGTGCCACCGCCGCCGCCGCCAGCAGCAGCAACTACACCAACTATTTCACTCGAAGCACCTGCACCTGCATGATTATTAGCTGCACTACTACCATTGCCCCCAGCCCCTACTGTAATTGTGTAAGTCTGACCAGCATTTACCGAAACTGTTCCATGATCTGAATCAACTAACAAACCGCCGCCACCACCGCCACCGCCTGAGTAGCCGCCACCTCCACCTCCTGCTGCCACTAGATAACGAATTGAAGAAACACCCGCTGGAACTGTAAAAGTACTTGAACTTGTAAAAGTAAATAATTGACCTGAGTTGTCTGCTGCTGCTGCGGCTCCTTGTGCCATTAAAAGTTGATGTATTCCTGTCATAATTTAAGTCCCTGTCACATATGCGTGTTGAGCCGAAACAAACAAAACTGATGCTATTTTGTTAGCACCTAAAGTTATTGTCGCTGTGGCTGATGCTTCTCCGACTTTGAACATAGAAGTAATGTTTGAAGAAATAGTTGCTGATGCTCCTGCACACACCACACTAAATATGTCACCAGTATCAAATGTTCCAGAGGCTGTTGGAATTACAACTGTCTGGTCAGCAGACGTTAAAAATATAAAGTTGCCTGTATCAGTTTGAGCAGCAGAAACTGTTGTATCTGCAAATGTTCTTGATCTAGGAATATCTCTTAAATTACCATCAGCATCCAATACGGTAGAAAGACTAGTTACAACCCCACCTATGTTAAGAGTTCCTGCAACACTTATTGAAGGTATTACATCTAAAGTTTTATTAGTTATAGTTGCTGTTCCAGCTTCAGATACTAAGGTAGAATTAGCCCCTTTTGGTAAAAGCATTTCATTAGTAACCCCCTCACTATGAGGTTGTGACATTATTTTTTGACCATGTGAGTTACTTCTACAGTTAAGCTGCACTGTCCCATCTGTAGAACCACCACCTTTTATTTCTACAATTTGTGTAGTAGGATCAATTACTAAATTTCCTACTTCATTATTTATTTCTCCTTCAACTGCAAGAGTAGAAGATACAGATACAGCACCTTTAACATTTAATGTTCCCTTTGCTGAAGTATTACCTTCTATATGAAAAGTACCACCAACTGAGGCATTTCCAACAACACCTAAATTACCCGTGCTATTAGCAGTGGCAAGTGTAAATGTTCCACCTACAGAAGCTGCACCTCCTACGTCTAATGTAGTTAACACAACCATTGAGCTTGCACTGTCTAACGCAGAAGTAACCGCTGATCCGTCTGTATAGACTATAGTTGATCTTCCTGCACCAACTGTTGCTATATTAAAAGTGTTTGTTCCATTTGCTGTTCCATTTCTAACTGAAACATCAACGGATAAATTATTATCTATAAGATAACTTTTCTCGACTGTAGGTAATAATAAAATTTGCCCTGCTGTCCCTGTTCCTGTTAAATTTAAACGATAATTTCTTCCTTGTTGTAAAGCATTACTGTCAGCAAGAGTTATTGCTACAGTTGCTGTCGCTGAAAAAGCCACATCCGTTGTTCTTGCAATAGCCTCTTCAATAGCAGAAAGATTATTATTAGTTATAGTTCCCCATGCGCCAGAGTTTTCCCCTGTTGCCATGAGTTGAATTTTTAAATCTGGTGACGCTGACGAAGCCATAATGTTCTCCTATGCTGCTTCTATTATATTCCAATTAGGGGTTTGATCTGTATCTATTTGCCCCCACACTAATACTGTTCCTATCTGCCCAGTAGCAGAAAATCCTGAAACTTGTAAAGGTATTTCTATACTACCTAAATTTGCTGCGCCGCTAACCCCCGTTACATTTATATTAACCGTAGTTGCAAAAGTAGGAGTTCCTATACCCCCTACTGCTCCTACTCCAGTAACTGATACAGCTTTACCTACTACTACTAAAACAGAACCAAGACCCGCAGTTGCTCCAACACCATCTACGCCTATATCTAATTGAGGTGCGCCCCAACCATTTCTTGCCCACGGCCCAGTACTCCACCCTTCGTAGATAGCACTTGTGGGCATTTTACGCTATTCTAATAATCGCTGCCGCACTAGTTGCCGCAGGAAATACTATTGTAAAATCACCCGATGTTGCCGATTTTGATCCCCCAAAATCTAACACTGCTACTGCTGCATTAGTTAAAGTAGTTCCAGCATTATTAGATGTAAACGGAGTGCTATTGTAAATCAACGCCCCATCTGCCGCTAAAGTAACATTTAAAAATGTTAAATCAGAAAAATCTACAAAACCTGATGTAGAGCCTGATGTTACTCCAACCACTGTTAACGCAGAACCTGCGGTAGTATAATTAGTTCCCACACATTCGCCCGCTGTAACAAACCCAGTTGTAGAAGCATTTAATGTTGCCCCAGATGAATACAAAGCAAGTTTAAACGTACTAGCCGCACTTGAACCTGTTGGATGAAAATTGTGCATACTTAACATTACTTCTTGTTTAAATGAAGTACACATTGCTTGTGTAATTGCCATACCTAACTCCCTATTCGTCTAAAATTTTTATTAGTTCAGGATGTCCTGCTTGCCTAAACTTATGTGCCAATGTCGTGTTATTACTGCTTATAGCTTCCTTCATGTAGTGAACTATAACTTTTCTAATATTCTCTTTAAATGCTTCTGCTTGTTCTCTAATAACAGGATGTGTTTGACTGCCAACAGATATAATTTTATCTACAGCCCTTTCAGATATTTCTTCCGGAGTGAAGCCTCTATTAGAAGTTGTGTAAACTTTTACATTTCCACCTAATAATGCTGATGTACTATTCCCTATCATTTGACTTCATACCTCGCTTGTTCTGTTCTGTACATATCTTGACGATTTTTACCTTCACTTAATTGTTTAAGTAACGATAAACTTTCATTATAACGTGCTGTATAGTTTGTTAAAACATCAGGTTCTGCTTTTGTAAAAGCAGCAGCTTCTAATAAAGACCCGTATAATAACAACGAATCAAAATTATCTCCAAGCCATGATGTTCCTGCAGTCACAATAGACTCTGGATAATAAAAGTAATGCAACTCAGTTGAATAGTTTTGATCTGGTGTTGGGCCTACTATATATGTATCATCATCAAACAAAGCGTAATGTGTGGGAGTTGCTGTATCTGTTGGAGTTGGAAATGCTTCTCGAATAAAACTAACATCTTTATTTAAAAGATAACTATAAGCTCCTGTAGTAGGATCAATTACAGCTAAAGAAAAATTAGCTAACCAATCTGAAGGAGTTTTTAAATATTGATTACTAGCTGTTAAAGACCCTAATACATTCTTTCTAAGATTTAAAAGTTGAACGGAGTTAAACACACGTTGCTCAGTTTGTTCTATAAATGTATTAACTTGTTCAGTGCTAGTCAAAGAAATAGAATTACCAGCACTATCTGTAAAAGAAGTGTCAGGGAAATCGTTTTCACAATACCCTTTTATAGTTTCATAAAGAGTAGCGTAATTCATTATGCAAGCCTAGTTGAAGACTTATTACCTTTTGTAGCAGCACCAGACCCTCGCGTTACAACTGTTTGCGTATTCGGTACATTATTAGGATACCCGTCAACTTTAGGCACAGGAACTTGCTCTGGTTGTTTATAAGTATTAGTATCATTTTTCATATATTTCTCCTAAGAAATTTCTATTGTTACATTGCCTACACCTGTACTAGCAACTAGATCATTAGTTAAACCTAACTCCAACGGATCAGCAAACCCTACTGGGTTAAATCCATATTGAAAGTTCCTAGACTTTGATGAAGGAAATCTAGTTAAATCAGGCCGCGGATTACGAACTGCTTGCGGATCTTCCACTGGATACAACCCTAATGATAACTGAGGTTGATCTTTTTCCCAACACGTAGGACAGACAAAAATATTTACTACATTGTTTTTAATTGTTAAAGGTTTTAATTCTTTTAACTTATATCTAAACCCGCATCTATCGCATTCTGCAATAGTATGTTTGCCAGAGCTAAATCTGTTACTCATAGTTAAGTAATAAACATTTGTCGTGGAACAAGTCTATCTGATGCTTTTTCACGATCTTCTCCTGCAGCAAGATCCCATGTTTCATCATACATGGCCTTTAACATCGACAAACGCTCCATTCCATTAGGAACTTTCAACGCTAAGTAATACGCAAGTCCTGCTGTTAAACATGGTAAAAATCTAAAAGGTACATCAAAACTTACAGCCCCAGTAGATGCGTCTTGTATTCTTCTCATTCTCCAATATACAAAAGTATAGTAATTACTTTGATCTGGTACAGGCCATACATTTATATTTGGAGACTGTGTTCCTGTAGGACTAGTAGTACCAGATTGTCTGTCAATATAAACTTGAATTGGCCTGCCTTGATTTAATTTTGAAGGAATGCTTGCATAAGTAGAAACACTTATCCTAGAAATTGTTAAATCCGATTGATTAGAAACACTACCATCATTTGTTCTAATGACATGTTCTAGTAAATCAACAGTATCTACAGGCAGATTGTATTGTCCTGTACCCGCTGTCAAAGATATAGATCCTTGTTCAACAGTCCATAAATTAATTCCTCTATTAGCCCAATCTGCAAATAATAAATTTAAAGAACGTCTTGCAGTTTTTAAATCGTATCCGGTACGTAGCTCAGAACCTGCACGTTCAAAAGCCTCTTCAACAATTTCTGTTAAATTAAGATCAAAACTAGAAGTGCCTGAAGTTGTCATTAAGATTTCCTATATGCTTTTGTTTTCTTTGCTATTTTTTTCGGTTGAGCCACATACTGCTTACCTTGCTTCTTACCTTTTCGCTTAGCTCTGCTAGTCGCTCTATACTCTGCATCAGATAATGAGGCAATTGCTTTAGCTGGTAAGTACCTTTCGCCTGTAGCTTTTTTACCTTGTGTGCTAGGTTTCCCACTTTTGGTTCTCCATTTTTGTTTTGTCCAGTTCTTTAAAGATTTTTGCGATTTAGCTAAAGCCATATAATGTCCTATTTAATATCTTAGTTTCGCCAACCCTCCATTTACAAAAGAAGAAGCCATTGCCGCAACGCTAGAAGGAGCAGAAGCAGAAGGAGATGTAGTTTGTATAGGAGCAGGGGCAAGACTAGTAGGAGTTTGATAAAACTGTTGTCCTGCAATAACACGCGCTCCCTGATTAGCTAGGTTTATTGTAGCTGCTTGCGGATTACTTAAAGGCATTCCGGGGGGTTGCATTCTAGGTTGTGGTGTAAAACCACTTAATGGTTGAATAGCTGAAGTAGCAGGACGATTTGCTATGTTGATACCTGCTAATCCAGTTGTAAACGAATCTCTATTCAAGTTAATATTTGAATTTAAAATGTTATTTAGTTCTGCTTGAGACGGAGCGTACCCCATCTCTTGCTCAAACATTTCAGCAGCACGGTTTCCAAACTCTCCACCTGTAATAGCTGTTTGTCTAAACGTAGCTGCATCTTGAATAGCATCAGGATCTACATCTCTGTAATACTTATACGCATCTAAACTAGGATCTCGGCCTAATACATTTTGAAATTGTTTTATAGTATTATCACTTCCTAATTCTGGAATAACTGATTCAAAATATTTTTGAGCTTCGCCTTCATCTAAAGTTGCCCCAACAGCTTTTCGGGCTTTCATAAAATCCCCATACTCAGTTGGCGCTGCACCAAAAACATCTTGATACGCTTGAAATGCCCCTGACTTTGCAGCATCAGGATCTTGCATCATTCTTGTAAATAAATCTTGTCTTTCGTTTGCGTCTATAGAATCTCCAAACTCTTTTTTATAGTAAGCAATATCATTAGCAGTTGGGTCACGCCCTAATACACTTTGATAAATCTCTGTTAAGTTAGAGCCAAAATCAAAAGCATCAGGCACACTTCCATCTGACACTCTTGTACCAGACATAGCTTGCTCTTCTGTTATGACGTTTCCTGTATCCGCATCACGGTAAACAGTTTCTGTCGCCCCCATACCTAAAGGTTTTTCTTCTGTAGTGTATGTAACAGGTGCTGCAACAGGTGCTGCAGGAGCAGTATATCCGGGTACAGAAACCATTTCATTAGTTAACGCAGCAGCTTCTTGAGCGTCTAACTCTGCACCAAATCTATTAGCGTGATAATCTAATTCTCCTTGAGATGCAGGTCTACCATAGTTGTCAATATATAATTGATTAATTGCTTCAATACTCATTAACTTTTATACCCTCCACCAGATTTTTTGTAGGACGAGGCGAGTAACTGCGCTTTACGGGCTGACCACTGACCGGGGCGACCTCCCTTTCCACCAGCTTTTATCTGGTTGAATAAGCGTTTACGAAGGGTGGGCTTCGTGTAATTACCCGCCTCATTGACCTTTGATTTAGCTTTCTTTTTAACAGAGCCGCCGTTTTTAAGTTTCTTTAACTTAGATTCTTCAACAGCACCCATACCACGACTTGGCATCATGCTACCTTTTTCCCTTTAGTTTTTCCTTGTCTAGCTATACCATCTATACTCTTTTTCTTAGTGGTTTTTTTCTTACCGCCAGCCATAGCCATTTTAGCTTTAGGTTTATTAACCCCACCACCTATAGCCATCTTAGCTTTAACTTTACCGCCGCCCATCATTTTGCCTTTACCATCACCAACAAAAGTAGGTTTACCAGTAGCTTTATTCATAGGCATACCGCCAGCTTTATATCCTTTTTTCATCATACCGCCTCCTGTCATTCCCATTTTCTTTTTCATTCCCATACCTTTCATAACATTACTCCTTGTATAAATTATTAAAAGTTACTTCTGGATCTGTATAACTATCATCTTGTTCTGCACAATGTGTCCATTGACTTGGTTTAAAATCTGGTGCGCCTTCTCCTGTAATCCAATACGCAGGACTTGTTACCCTAACTCTATTGTTAGGTAAGGCTACTACATTGCCTTTCCATTGTCCATCGGTCAGCACCATAACATGACTCTGTTTGTGTTGGGCTGGGTCATCTGCGACTTCGCTTTCGGTGTAGTCCACAGTGAAGAGATATCTCGATTGATGAAACTCTCCTGCGATTTTACATAGCCACGGGCTTGGTTTGCATCTGTTGAGAGATACGATTGAATGGTTGTGTGATGGGCAATCCCACGGTTGGGCGAGGTGCGTTTCCATTCTTTCTGGCCACTCTTCCAAAGCAATGTCTCCAACCAACCCAGTGATGGGCATCCTTGCCCACATTGCTCCCCCGTGTACATTCTCTTGGCTTCCGTCGTCTGCTTCACATCCTGTGAAGATGATTTGGAAACTGAGGCAGCGATCTGGCATGGTTGTAACAGCCACTGCCAATCCGTGAACAAACTCCCCGTGGTAATTTTGATGCCCATTTGTAAACTCTTTCCTAACCCAACATTTAAAATACGGTATATTACTTATTAAGTGCGCCACCTTACACTCCCTTTGTTATACTATTCGACCCCTTGTTTTACCTCTACTTGCGATACCATCACCTCTAAATTTTTTAATTGTTTTTAATTTAGCTTTTGGTTTTGTTTTTACTTTGCCACCTTTTTTATAAGCTCTTTCTTTTAAACTTTTATCTATTTGATAAGTAGATATTCTACGATCATACTCGTCAGGATCCATATCCATAATCCGATCACCTGCTGTATCAGACATAACTCCTCGTCCAGAAAGTATTGCTTCTTGCACAGCGGCTTCTTCCTCTCTGCCTTTTCTAGTTAAAGGAGAGGGTCTACCACTTTTTCCACCCACTGTTCTCATTCTGTCTTCATACATTTTGACAAGTCTTTTTTCTTCAGCTTTTGATATGTCTGGGTTGCCTTGAATTTTTTTTCTTACCTTACCAAGAAGCACATCCAGACTTAAAACAGGAAGTGCGCCTGCACCTGCGGCTAATTGCCTTATCGCAGAACCAGCAGCGGTAGCATCAGGAGCAGTTTCTAATCTTTGAAGTTTTTTATAAAATTGTTGCGTGTAAGCACTATCGCCTCTTTTTTCTTTTATTTCCGTTTTTGCTTTTGTTCTAGCAAGTTTTTTTTCTGAAGGTGTTAATTCCTCATCATCTTTTTTCTTAGCCATTATTAATTCCTTTTTTTTTTTAAGTATTCTAGGATTAGAACTTTTTAACACTTCCACCTTCTCCTAGCCTGTCTCAAACGACTGTTTGGATTTTTAGCTGCTTTTGGAAACTTCTTCATTTGCCCTGCCGATCTCGCACAAAATGATTTTCTTCTTTTAGCTCTTTTACCTGTAGGTTTATCTTCTGTTACAGCAGTCTTTAGCTTAGAACCGGGATTAGCCCTACGATAAGCAGCTACTCCCTTTTTAGTCATACCAGCCCCCTGCTTAGTCTTGCGAAAATTGCCAGACTTCACAGAGGTTTTAATACCCATTCCTTTAGACTTAGCCACAGTACAACGTCAAACTCGTTATGTTAGTTAATGAAACTATAGCGTAGTTATTGTTATTACTTCCTGTAGTTAATATTCCGTTTTCTGGAATAGTTAAATGACTAGATTCAACAATACCAACAGGAGAAGTTATCTCTAGGATTGGTAATGTACTGTTATCATCTCTTGTAACCGTAATAGAACCTGCGGCTGTAGGTGCAGCATAATTAAATGCCTTAATTCTAGTCCGTGGTAAAGCAATGTCACCTCCGTATCCAACTTGAATAGTTCCTACAGATGTTCCAGCAGCAACAGCAAAATTAGTTACTTCTGCAAAATAATTAGTAGTAAAAACAGTAACCGCACTTTCTCCACCTGCAAGGGTTTCAGTTACTGTAGATGCTCCTAAATCACCAACTACAAATCCTGAAATATTATAGTTAGTGCTAGAATCATCACCTGCACTATTTTGGACAGATACTTTGTACCCAGCTCCATTCCTACTAGGAATACTTTTTAATAAACTTATAGTACCCGTAGCAGTTGCTGATGCAAAATAAAAATTATTATCAGAGGAAGGTGTAATAGCAAATACATCTGATTGCATAACTTACTCCTCGTTAAATAGTATAAAATCCACCAGCCGATACAGGTTGCATGTACTCAACAGTTGCTATAGCGTCACCTAGAGTCCCAAGATTCCCCGCAGAGGCAGGGAAGAATGTAGCAAACACTCTAGTGCCACCTGTTCCAACATTAATAGATGCTGTACCCATTGCAGAGCTTCTGACATTAGTAATAGAAGTAATATCAGTACTGGCTAAAAAGGTAGCGTCTCCTGTAGCAGTTCCAATAGTCATAGTAGCTGCCGCACAAGCACTAACAGCTTCAAAAACATTTAAAGATACATTAGTAACTTGCGCTCCCGGAGGTAAAGTTGCAACAGCTGTTGTTGCAGTAGCTCCTACAACATCGACTCTCGCTGATTGAGCCATTAGTACAAACCCTGTGTTTTGCACATCTGTGCCTACAGTTGTACCTGTGGTGTCTTTGGTTGGCCCTGCTTTAATTGGGCCTGAAAAGGTAGTAATACCCATTTAATTCTCCTTGTGTATTAGCACATATATTATATCATCTCTAATAAGTCTGCTAGGTCAGTTGATATAATTTTAACCCTAGAAAACAACAGGGGGCTAATGCCCCCTATCATTATGCTGCTCCCGGTGATCCAAACATTCCTAATGGATCAGAAAATCCAAAAGAATATCTTTCACGGGCTTTATAGCGAACGTTACCTGTATCAAAGTCTCCATCCATAGATGTATTCATTGGGGAACGAACAAAGTGCTTCAAGCCATTCGGTATGTCAGTTGTTAAGAACCAAGCATCGGTATCTGTTAAATAATGATTAACAGCGTATCCTTCTGGAATAGCTCCATTAGTTTTAATCGCATTAATATCATTATCAGCAGTAGCCACACGCAAGTCAGTATCTAACAAACGAGTTGCAACAAACATTAAATTAGGTGGAATAATTAGCTTGCGAGGTTTAGCCGCAATTAATAACCCACGCTCATCTGTCCAAGCAGCTATTTGAATAACAGCAGCTTCGAGAGAAGTTTCATTTAAGTCAGCCGCAGTTGCAGGTTCATTAGAATTAGTTCCCCCACTTACTAATGGATGCGCGGTAGAGAATAATTCTACTCCGTCACCACCAGTAAATGCAGAATCAAATCCATTATTAAGAACGGATGCTGCTTTAACTTGCTTGGTATACGCCATACCACGAGCAAGAGCTTTTGTATAACGCGCAGAAAGCGAATCGTACAAATTATCTTCAACTGCTTCTTCGGTTATTGAAAACCCTAAAGCAATTGTTTCGTGTGTATAACGAGCTGTGAACGCTTCTTGTGCATTGTCATAAGAAATAGCTGCGCCTTCAGACTTTACAGGTGCTTGACCAAAGCCAGAAAGTTTTGTCTCTTCTTCAAATGAACGCTCAGAAGTTTCGGTTTCATAAATCTCCTTATGCTCTTCACCGTATTTGGTATATTCAAGACCAAACAAAGCATTTAAGCCCGGAAGGAGTTCCTTTAGTAGTTGCGAACGTGATATTGCCATTTAAAAATCTCCTTAGATGCCTAGATTGTTCTCGGATGAAAGAACACTGAAGTTAAACTTAACAATGAACTCTGGGAAGTTGTCATTCTCTGTACCAGCAACAACCTCAACAATTCTCATTGCTAAAGTTTCTGTTACAGCGATTGAACCACCGTTTGAACCTACTACAAGGTTTACGGCTGAAAGACCAGTAGAAGTGCTTTGAGCTTCAAAGTTACCTAATGCTGCGTTTTTACCAACAGCGCCAGCAAAACCTGAACCGTCTGTGCCACTATTAAATGTTCCTAGTGCAGCGCTACCTTGAATCTGATATAGCTGTCTTGGATCATCGTTGACTCTAACAAATATGTCTGTAAAGCCAGCGGTAGTAGCATTGGCTGGTAAGTGTTGTGCAAATTGTTGAACGCCATTAGCATCAACATATCTAACACCAACACATACACCCATAATACCGGCAGTAGCGTTGGTGGATGTTCCTGTAAATTCAACCGCTACAGGTGTAGCTGTACGAGCCACAGGCAATCCAGCAGTTGTTAAAGCGATAACATCACCAAAAAACATTCCAGCCGTATTATTAGCTTTGACTGGGTATTCTCTGATGGCGCCACCATGATTGGGTGTACCACCAAGCATATTGGTAGACTTTAACCCGAAAGGGGAAGCAGTAGCTGCCATTTAATTTCTCCTAAAAGTTATTTAGTTCCTGATCCAAATCCTACCCCTTTTGTAGTAGATGATTTTTTATCACTAAACAAAGGCATTCTTGGATCACTATTACGCATAAAGTTGTTATCAACAGAATCTATTTGAGCTTGGTTTTTATCTTTAAAATACTCTGTTCTAGCTTCTACCATTCCTTCGTCCATGCTGCAAAGCATTAGACCACCAAGTTCTACATTACCGTTAACATCACCAGTTAATCTTAATTCAGGATAGTCCTCTGCTTTTACAGGTTCCCATCCTTCTCTATTTTTCTTAGATACATTATTCTGTACAGACTCGCCAAGCACGTGAGTAGCAATCCAACGATGCTTTATGCCGGGACGTTTGTTAGGTACGGGTAATGAACTAGAAGGCGTGTACACAGCACGAGTTTTAGTTTCACGAGTATTTGAACTTCTTGCTTCACGATTATTTCTTGATGACATATTAAGACTCCGAATTTAGTTTAAGGACTTCTTTAGCGTACTGTTCGTTTGATAACCCCAATCGTCTTGCTAGTTGTGCTTGAGATTTTGTCAAAGTAATTTTCTTTTTACCCGTTGTACGAGAGGGTGCGGCTACCACAGTAGCTGGTTTTGCTTTCGGTTCTTTCCGTGCATCTCCAAAATAATCTGGAAATTCATTTCGCATGCGAGAATCAACATTCTCGTAGTAATTCTTCGTACCAACTGCAACACCTGCGTTGACTAACGAATGATGCACCTGCATTGCGTAGTCAGTCATATGTTGATTTGAGTTAAACCACGGATTCCGGGTTTGCCATCTAATATCATCATCGCTTAACTTAACCGCATTTTCAGGCGTTTGTTTATTATATACCTCATTACTAGGTTCTTGTAAAGCCTGTGGCTTAAAATATTTTGCTTGTTCTTCTTTAAACTTAGCAGCAGCCAGAGCTTCTTGTGCTTTTATAATCTCGTCCGTATCATAATTTTCTTGTGCTGAACGAAGTTTTTGTCTAGCCATCTCTAACTCCATGCCTGCATTAGACGTTAATACTTCGCCGTATTGCTTAGCCCCAGAGTTATATTGATTACGAAGTTTTTTATTCTCTTCAAATAATTGTGCAGTTAATTTTGCAGCTTCGTCTTTTTCTCGTTGAGCCGCTTCTTTAGCTCGACGCTCATCATGCCTAGCTCGTGTTAGTTCTTTCATCCGTCTTTGAACTTTATCGCTGTACTCGGCAATCTCAGTATCTGATGGATCTTCTACAGAAATAGGTTTACGGTTTTGATCTTCTTCAGGGGCGTCATCAACAACTTCTAAATCAATGTCACTTTCCTCAACAAGCTCTACTTCTTCTGTTTCTTCTACGTTTTCTACATTTTCTATTTCTTCATTATCTTTAACAGCTTCATTCATGTCCTACTCCTTTTAAGCACGAGAATAACCCCGTGGATCTTCTACAACCGCTTCAACCTGATCGTCGTTAAGTATTCTAAATTCATTACCATGAACTTTAAATTTTGTACCGGAGTACAACCTAACTAGGATGAAGTCACCTTTTTTACACCACGGCCCACTTGGAAACTTTTCTTTATCCTTATACGCTAAATCGCCAACCTCTACAACAAACAAAACAGTTGTACCAAACTCTTCTTGTTTCATTACAGCATCTGGTTTATAAATACCGGATTCACCAAAAGTATCTTCTATTTCTGGTAAAGCACAAAGAATACGCCAGCCTTGTGGTTTGGGTAATTGTGTTGCTTGAGTGTCATCATTATCAGCCATCTGATTCCTCTACTTGTTTAGCAAGGCTAAGTAAGTGATCCTCTGCAGTGCGTAAGCCTTGAATCAGCCCACAGAGTTTTTGATATTCATCAAAACTTTTGCAACTACCTGATGTGACTGCATCAGCATAGTGATTTATATCTTCTCTGATTTTCTCTTTCATAACTCTAGTGAAAGCATCTATCATTTAGGAGTCCTTTGACGTAAGTTATCTTTTGCTTTACCTATATCTACTCCGACTTTTACTCCTTCAATTTCTCCTTTTAATTTAAGCTCATCTGCTTTAGCCGCAGCATCTGCTAAGATTTCTTTTTCTTTTAACTTTAATTCATCTGCTTTAGCTGCAGTGTCAGCAAGAAACTCTTTCTCTTTAAGTTTTAATTGCTCTGCAGTCGTGGCTGCATCAGTCATCATCTTTTGTTTCTTTAACTCAAACTCTGCTTTTTTCAAAGCAAGCTCTTGTTGTTGCATTTGAACAATAGGATCTTGAGCCTGCTGTTTAGCCTGTTGTTGTGCAGCTTCTTGTTGATTAGCTGTTAGTAATCGTTTACCTGCTTCTGCTGCTAAACGCGAAACTTGTAACTCAAGTTCTTCTGGTAAATCCTCATCAGGCTTAGGAAGGGGAGCGCCCAACTGTTCTTCAATTTTATTTCTATATGCAAACGCTACGTGTTCTGCTATGTGTGCCTGTAGTGCTGACATCATTTGATTTGCTTTAGGGTTCTGCCCCATAAGTTGTCGTATCTTTGGATCTTGCATAGCTGTCATGTGAACAGTTAAGTGTGCTTCATGGTCTTGATATATAAACGCTTTTACAGGTTTATCATTAATAATGTCCATATTCTCAGACACAGGATCACGAGGCTTATAATCATCTTCAACAGGAACTAACTTAGCTGCATTTTTAATACCTAGCACTTCTAACATTTGTCTATGTAATGCAGGTAAATCATAAATCTGTGGAGCGCCTTGTGCTAGTTGTATAACTGCTTGGTACTGTACAACACGCTGTGACATAGTTGCAGCATTAGGATCACTTACAGGAATAATCTCTACTTCATCATAGTCTTCTCTTTTAGCTTGACGAGGTGCGCCTTTAGGATCGTACTCATATTCATCATCTGAATAGTCCCTAATAATATTTGCTAATAGTTGAAGTTCTTGTTTAAAAGAATAATGCACACGGGCTTGCACTGCAGACATTACCTTTAACATTCTTTCTAATAAAGCAAGGGTTGTTCCTACAGGAGCTTGTGCGCTCATGTCCGATATTTTCATATCTGCTGTAGACGCAAATCTTCTACCTTCTTCAACAATAGTTCCCAGTAACTGATACAACACTCCACTAGGTTCTTTATACGGAAGCGGAAGAATGTTATCTCGAATAGCCCCGGAACCTACATCTACATCACGAAACTCACCCGGAGCAATCGGGGTGTCATCTCCTTTTATACGTAACCCTCTAGCTTTTAAACCGCCGGGAAGATTAGCTAAAGTTCCCGCATCAACAAGCTGACGCATAATACTAGTAGCAGATTTAGCAAAGCCTCCGATTAAATGAAATAACCCAAAGCCATACACTCCGTATCCCGGTATGTACATGTAGTGAACAAAGTGATTTCGTTTTGCTTTTGTTTCATCATCCTCATAAAAGTTTCTACGAATAGACAATACTTCTCCTGTGCCTTCTACTAAAGTAACTACATATGGAATAGCTATACCTGTAGGTTTGCCATCATCCTTATCTTCAAATCCAACAATATCTAAATTAACATGACTCTCATATAAGACATACCTATCATCATTAACTCCAGAAAATCCTGTTTCCTGATCTTTCTTTTCTTGTAGTTCATCTTTTATTTTAGGAGGATCGCCTAACTCTACGTCTCTATAAAACCCTGCAACCTGCAACTTTCTAATCTCGTTACTGGTTTTATACATGCGGTGTGTAACACGTTCTGCTGTTTCAATACTTGACGCTCCGTAAGAAATAATAATATCTTCAGCAGGAATAAATAAAGATGTCTGTCTTTGTAGTGAAGGATCAAAGTAAACTTTTTTAAAAGCTGATCCTGTAGCAGGCAGATTCCAAAGCATCCGTTCATGCTCTGTTCTAAACTCAGGCATACGTTCTGTTAACTCATAGTTTAAATCTTCTCTAACTCGTTTAGCCGCAGCATCTTTTTCTGTAGAGTCTTTACCAATAATTTTTGTTTTGACTGGCCCTTGTGCGGGGAAAGTCTCCATAATAGTTTCACTTTGAAAACGTACTACCGCTTCTGTAATCATTGGATGAAATACGCCGGATGCCCCACTCCACGGTTCTGTTCTTTCTTCGTACTTTAAACCTAATAAAGTAATACCTTCTTTATAAGTTTGTTCCCAATCTTTTCTTGAACCTAGATCACCTTTTATTCCTTCTAGTAAATCAGTGCCAAGAAACTCTAACTCATCTCCAGTTAAATCTTCTGCAATATTTTTATAAAAGTCTTCTTCTGCTTCAGCGTCTGGATCAATAACCAACTCCATATCACCTGTACGTACAGTAACTTTCTCTGGGTCTTCAATCTCTATTTCTAAATCTGGTTCCCCTAATTTATCTTTGATTTCTTCCTCTACTCCAACCGGAGCTTGATATAAAGATTTTTCCACTGCCATAATATATCCTTAATAGTATGCGGCTCTTCTACTTGATTTAAAAAACTGAGGAGAGTCTGGCTCATCTGAAGGTAAAGTTATAAACCCCCCGTTTCTAAATCTAAGCAACGCTTGTGACATTGTATCTACGTAGTCGTCATGTTCTCCAACTGGAAAACTAACAACCTCTTCAATTACATCTCTTGCCCATCTAGTATCCGGCGCCCATACAATACCAGAAGCAAACAAATCAGAAACTGCATTTACCCTAGATATCTTGTCGTTACCACGACTCGGAGTAAACTCATCTACTGGTATCCCCATTCTTCTAAACTCTTGTACTAGTGGTGCGCCTGCTGCTTTTTTCTCTACGAGAAACGAATCCGGTCGCCAATCTTTGTAATGCTTTAATGCAATCTCTTTTAATTCAGGAAACTCCATTCTATCTTTAAATGCGTCTAGTAATATAATACTAGGACGGTTGTGTTCTTCCTCATCATACCAAACTCCCCATGTAGTACAAGCAGAATAGTCGGCTGTTGTTTTTGCTTCGTGTGCTGTATCCCAACTTTGAATTACAAACTCGCACGGTGGAGGATCTCCCTTTTCCCAAATCTGCCAACTCGTTCTTTTAATAAACGCAGCAGAGTCTGCTGTTGGCTGCTGCATATATTGAGCATTCCAAAATCTTGGATCAATGGCAGCTTTCTTTTGTTCTAGCTGGTTCACTGGCCATTGTTCAGGCCATAGACTTTTACCTGATGGTAGTATCGCAGGTAACTCAACCACTTCCCACGGATCAGCTTCCGGGTTACGAAGTTGAAAGTTCATTAGCTTACCTGTTAAATCTATTAGACTCCACCTAGTCATAATAACTAGAATGGCTCCACCCGGCATCAATCGTTGTAGTGGGCCTGTTTGAAACCATGCCCACGCATTCTCAAATGTAGATCGACTGTTTGTTTGTATGTCTTGCTCTGAGTGCGGATCATCAATAACAAATAAATCCGCACCACGACCAGCTAACGCGCCGCCCACACCTACTGCGTAATACTGTCCTCCACTAGACGTTGACCATTTGCCTGCAGCTTTTTGATCTTCTGCTACCTGTGTGTCAGGGAACACTTGTTTATATTCATCAGACACAATTAAGTTTCTTACCCGTCTACCAAAGTCTTCTGATAGTCCTGCAGTGTGGGTCGCCATAATTACTTTCTTAGTAGGATACTTTCCAAGAAACCATGCGGGAAACAAATAAGAAGAGAACTCTGACTTACCCATACGTGGAGCAATATTAATAATGACTCTTTTCTTTTTACCGTCTGCTACATCTTTAAATATCTTTGCCAGTTTTCTATGATGCCCCCCTTCTTTAAATCCGGGGTACACGTAGTCAGCAAAACTCAACATAGATTTTTTTGCTTTTTGTAGCTTATACCTTCTCTCCTGTTCTTCGAGTTCTTCTAAAAACTCTAGCTTTTGAGAAGAAGATAATGTAGCTAATAATTTATTTACGTCGTTTTCGCTTAGGCTTAGCATTTGGTTTAGCGTCGGTCACATCTTTAACTACAGGTTTAGGCATCACTGCTTCTAGTGTGTTTAATTTTTCTTTTATCTTTTTGTCTAACTCTGTATCGCTGATCTCAGCTTTTTTAATTTCTACTCTGTCTGTAAATAGTCCAACCTCTGTGACACGGCCTAGTAACTCTAAAGCCTTTAACCGGATTCGAGCATCCGGGTGGTCTGTCTCTTCAAGGATTTTTGCAACTGTCATTCCTCTTAGTTCTTTTGCCTGTTCAACAAATGACCAGTCGTATGCAGTTAGCATGCCTACTAATTTTTGTACGGCAGGAGGTGTCGTGAGTTTCGTTAGTGAAACTTTTGCTGTCTCTACATTTGTGGAAAGAGAATGGAATGCCTCTCGTGCCTGAGTTTCTTGTGCCTGTTCTGTCACAGCTACATCAGTTGCTGCACCTACAGAGTCTAGCCACTCGGCTGTATTGCTTTGCCCTTCAACTATTTGTTCTGGAGTAGCCTTACGTGCTGTAACAAAGTTACCCTTTGGATCATCAATAACTTTAGGTTCAGTAGTGTCATCTATTAAATGTTCAAACAAGCGAGTTCCCCTCGTGCGTAAATTAATTCTTGCATTACGATTTATGTAAGTGTATTCTATCTTTATGTGCTACGCAAGCACTGAGAATTTTATATGTTTATTCTCGTAGTCTCCTTTCTTATAGTTGTACATTAAGCCTCGTCTAGTCAACGAGGCTTTTTTTTTGGCCGGGTGCTGTCTAATGTTTGACTTGGCTTTACATTTTTTCTGAAATTTGTGTGGATTACTGTTGTACACATATACGCACGTCGTGTACACACAGGGGTGGTGGGGGTGGGGTGGGTCAACAGAAATCAAAAGGGGGTCGCTAATCACACCTATGGTAAACTATAAGGGTGGTCAGGGGGCTATTTTCTGATCGCTAACGTAGCTACGTTATCGATAACGTAGCTTTTTATTTATTAACTTAAGGAGTACAACCATGAACGTATCACAACAAGTAACAGCCCTTTGTAATGACGTGCAAGACATTATAGAAACAAAAGATGAACTTGCTTTGACAATTGCTAAGGAAGTCGCTAAGAAGAAGACCTCTGACGCCAAATGCAAATGGGTACTTGAGAACGTAGCTAAACCAATCTCACAAGCGTACCACGACAAAGACGACGCTTTTTCCTCCAAGCCTGAGAATACTGGCAAGAAAGATAAGGGCGGTCGCTTGTTACTACCAATCAACAAGTGGGAATCGTCAGGTGCTGAAAGTATGTTTCGTAATCTGGTTCACAAAGTAAAGGGCGGTATATTCGGTAAAGCCAGTGGTAGTAAATCAACCAAGGGTAATAAGACTGAATGGGTGTTTGATAAAGCCCTTGAGCGTTTTATGAATGAGTGTGCAAAGAATGGTATCACAGGTGCTAATAGGATCGTGAGCAAAATCCAAAAGGAGTATGCTTAATCTTTGTACTTTGTTAAAGCTACGTTATCTATAACGTAGCTTTTTTTTTTATCTTTTATAAGGAGTATGTAATGTTTGAGAAATCATTTAATAAACGCACGTTGACTGGAACAACTGCCAATGTGTATGCGAATAAACCGTTTGAAGATTTAGACTATGAAATATCAGCGTTTGAACGCTTTGAAGAAGAGTGGTATTTCACTTCGCCATACGAGTTTGAGAGTGAATATGCTGAGCGGAAACAATCTCTTGAAGACAGGATCGAACGCCATGATGCTGTACTACAGCGTAAGGACTATGACCATGTTGAATCTGCAATTAGAGAATACAAATTAGTTCTTGCATTACGATTCTGGGTCAGTAAGTTTCGTAAGCTAAAGCAGTTCATGTGGGACGATATAGATCGCATTGATCGAGGGTTTGTTTATGTAGCGTTCGCTTTTTGTTTATGTTTTGTAATCTTTTTTTAAGGAGAAAGTAATGCAACTATTTGAAATCGTTTTTAGTATTCTCTGGATATCTGTTGTAGCACCTGTGTGTGCATACATAGGGTATCTGTTTCCCACGCCCTTTGAAGTGTGGCACTACCTTGTAATTATTCTGTTTTATTTTCCTGCACTATTAGTTCCATTCTTTATTCAGAGTATGTGGCAAAACACTAGCAGTCTGATACGTGACTACAAGTTCTACAAAAACCTAAGGAGAAGATAATGTCTTCAAACAACAAACGATCTAACACAGCCGTACTCTTACGGCAACAAAAAGAACAAAGCAACAGCAACAGCAACAACAAGCAGTACAAGATGGAACCTGTGTTACTAACACGGAGTATGAGTTGGGAAGCTGTAATGAACAGTTGTACAGAACTAACCAAAAGGAGTAAGTAATGAAAGCAAGTATATTGAAATCTCGCAGTAACAAAGAAGATAAGACTCGTAAAGCTAAGGAACGTCGCACCCCTGAGCAGAACAAAGCACGAGTCTTATTCAAACAAAAGCAATACAAGATGGAAGAAAAACTATCCTGTTCCTGAGCGTACGCTGTGGTACGTCCTGTATCACTAAAGTGTACTTTTGTCCTGCGTTTAGACAACTTGTCAAACAAAGTGGGCTACCTAAGATCAAGCACCCGTAATGTCTAGTCCAGAAAATGTCCACTATAATATAATAAAATAAAAATTAAATATATATATATAGAGGGGTAGACAAGTGGACACTTTTTTTTCTGTCCACTTACCCGAAGTTTCCCTGACCCCTTTGCTTTTTTATTTTCCCATGTTTTGGTGGACACTTTTGCCCTTAGCCCTTACTGGCAGTACATCTTAACTTACCCACTTCATTTGACAAGTTGTCTAAACCGTGGACATTTCCGAAAAAAAGTGGACACTTGCCCACTTTCACTACAATCCTGCGTTACCTGTAACGCAACTTTACTGAGGAGTACAAGCATGACTAACAAGAAACAGAAGAAAGCAAAAGATCGTAGCAACCGTGTAACAAAGGAAGCTAACATAGAGAGAAACAAATCCAAATCCCAAAAAGAACAACGTGCTGAAGAGAAAGAACGTAGGAAAGCACTTGTTAAGAAAGCACTTGCTAAGAAAGTTGAAGAGGAAGCACTTGCTAAACTAAAGATGTCTGAACAAAGGACGGCAGAAATATCATCTCTACTACACTCGGCAGATGAAACACTACGAGTGCGTCATCTCCTTGCCAACCTAAACAAAACCTATGGAGGAGTACAAGCATGATGGAAGAAAAGGAGTATACAAACTATTGGAATCAACCTACTGATTTTACAGATGAAGAATGGGACGCTGTACTCAAAGAGTTTAAATATGTATGTAAGATGGGTGAAGATTATATACATGAAGTAACTGTTTCTAAAGAACAAAGTCCCAGTATTAGGTTTACTGCAACAGGTTGTGAATCATTCTATATAGGTAAAAGGGCTGAAGATAGTGCTTCAGGCACTATTGATTATTGTGAGACAAATGCTAGGACTATAGATATTTATGTATGGCATATGCTTACGTTTTGTCAGATGATTAAAGAGGACTTTACTTGTAGTAGAGATTGGTGGTATTGGGAAAAGAAAAGTGAAAAGGAGAAAGCATGAATACATTAACATTCTTGAATGTTGCAGAACCAAAATATGACAGAGTTTATGATATTGATAAAGCTCAAGCATATTTCTTAGCGGTGTGTCCTGTAATACACTTAGAGGAGTTAGAGAAAGAGATTTACAACGGGCTATTTTATAACAAGTCGTATGGATTTAAACGCCATTACATCGTGGGCTGGTTAGAAAGGAGACAAAGTTATTTTTACGTCCCAAACCGAATGGATGAGAGAGTGAACAAGGATTTTGTAAAAGGTTTTGCTGTTACGGACATAGATGATGACGATAACTTACTTGATGACTACTGGTGTGTGATGGCTCACGCTGTGATACATCTTCTAGCAAAGCGTGGGATAGACAGGGAAGTAACCGCTCGTAGAAAACACCTTGAACGAGCAAAGCTACCAACTAAAACATTGGTAAGTAACGACTGGAGGTAACAAATGAAAATGAGTGAAGAAAAAGACTATCTTTTTTCAGTTAAGTGTGAGTATCGTTATGGGATATCAGCACGTGATGAAAAAACTGCTCGTAAGATATTACAAGATAAAGGTGGTTTAGAAATAAGTGGAGAACTACTTTTATCGGAAGATGATTACAAAAGAGCAGAACTTGTAGAGGTTCGCAGAAAAAAGGAGGACAACAATGAAACACCTTGAACGTGCATTACCCATCATACTATTACTATTAGCTTTATCAGTTACTGTAGTGTTTATGTATGATATACTTAATTCTACGTTACATAACGTAGCTTGTAGAACGGACTGTTACACGAAAGGAGAGTGAAGATGAGTGAAAAATATAGGGTAGTTAGAACAACTACAGATCACGCAAACATAGAAGCTGACAAAGTTTCTGATTTATCAGCTTTATATTCCAATGGTACCGTTGACGAGGTCTGTTCTGATGCTTTTCATTCAACTGTCAAATATTCTGTTTTTGATTCTGACGGACGAATTGTTTTTCAAACAGAAGCATAGGGGAGAGTGAAAATGAATGAGTTGATAAAGGCAAACGTTAAGTATGAGATTTGCATTAACAAGCTAAAAGCAATACAAGCTTGTTGCGAAACTGGTAATTCTTTAATCCCTTGTATAGAACCTCGGGATGTTAAAAGAATAAGAAAGGACTGCAATTGTCCTCACATGACGAACGTGGAAGTTGGTTTTGTTATGGGTTTACGAGAGAAAGCAGACAGCATCATGGCAATAATTAAAAGAAAGGAGAGTGAAGATGATTGATCTAATCGAGATTGATGAACAGGGGGATTGGGTATCCCTAACAACGTTAGATGGTCGACAGATTGATTTGAATATCTGGAGGACTGAAGAGAACCATATCCTAATTACTTTTTATCCTACAAAACCATCTAAGGACGATCCTAACGTACTAGTAACAGTCGCAGATAAATGGTTTGGTAGTTTTGATTTGACGGAGAAAATGAATAGTACGAAAGTACTTACTGCTCCTGCTCACATTAAGATTGACCTCTTGCAGAATGGAACTATTAAAGACACCAAAGAAGCTAGGTTGAAACAAGGCTTTGGGTTCTTAGATTTGTTGCACTGGGACTTTGTTCTTTATGTAAATAGATCGGGAGAGTTTGTAGCACTAGACTTTTACAACATCAAAACACAAGAATACTTAAAAGGAAAGGAGAGTGAAGATGAGTGAATACGAAGTAAAACCTCGTGCAGAAGTCGAGAGACTTCTGGTTAAGTTTATCGAAGAAAATAAAATTTACGCTCAGTATGGGAAAGATACTGAGGGTCTGTTAGTTGTACATTTTTTAGTTGAAGAGGAGAAAGGAGAGTGAAGATGGATGAACTAGTAGCATTTATTAAACGAGCAGTAAAGCAGTTGGTTGTGTATGTGGTAATAATTTTTACCACGCTACAGTTTGCAAGGTTTGATCTTGCGTACTGTTACCCTGCACACCAACCATTCCCAACAGAAGCATACCTATGGCTCATGTGTTTAGGAGCTAGTATTCTTATTGCAGGTAAATTGGCGTGGGATCAGATTAAACCTAACAACCTGTTAGTTGGAGGAAAACTAGCATCAATAACAACGTCCACAAGAAGTGTACGTAGAAGAAAAGGAGAACAACTATGAGTAGATCACATCCTATCTGGATTAACGTACAGGATTTCAACACCTACAGAACTAGTAAAAGTTTTGGTGGTAAGAAATCTCTACACCTTGAAGTACGTGTGGGTACATCAGGTACAAACTCGCATCATTTTTGCAATATAGAGATTCATCGTGAGTCACATCAGCCAATCCCATTGAGCTACGATCAACATGACTACAGGTTTAGACAATACGGAGAAAAAACAGGAGCAAAATTTACGCTGTACATAGATGGACACGAGTACAAGGCAGCCGTAGTAACAGATAAAAAAGAGTACGTTCCTGAGCGTGAAGTAGTAACCACGTTGAGTAGCGATGGACAATTAATCAGACTAGATAAGTAAAGGAGAACAACATGGATAAAGAACTAGTAACCGAAGAAGAAAGAACAGAAGTCTACGAGTATCTAACACAACTTCGTGCTTCTGAAGACGCACCCAACATGATGGAAGCTCCAATGTATTTACGAGCAGAATTTGGCTTTGATAAATACACAGCAAAAACATTAGCATCAGACTGGAGGAAATGGTTTTCCGAACAGCCAGATGAAACCATTAGAGCAATCGAAAATAAGTAAAGGAGAACAACTATGAGTATTGAAAACTGTTGTATATGTGGTGAGAACATGGCTAAGAAAGCACATGATCCAAGTTGGACACTAGGCAATAACGCAGGTGGGACTGACCCTAGTACGTGGCGGTTTAAACATGGTAAATGTTGTGATGACTGCAACAAACACGTCGTCCTACCAGAAAGATTTATGAACATTAGAAAAGGAGAACAACTATGATAAAAAAGAAAACCATGAATTACAATGAAGCTAGGGACTATGCGTACGCAAGTATTCTAACCCCTAGACTTGAGCATCAAGAGTATTCCCCAGTAGCTTTTATTTTTGTTGGGCTTATGGGTACTGCCAAGAGTGCTATGCTTAAAGAGGTAGCTGACATACTTGTAGCAAAGCACGGGTACGTTAAATCTTCGTTTGATCTCTCTGTTAGTAACTCAGCTAGTGTAGCTGGCCCAACTGTTGACAAAGAATCAGGGCAGTGGGTAGAAGTACCCAACAAGCAAACCAAAGTGTCAAACACTAATTGCTATGGTGTAGAGGGATCGAAACCTGTTATTGTTTGCCGTGAAGAAGTAGGTAAAGCTGACCTGCCTTTCATACGAGCGTTTGCCAGAGAATCATACGACAAGATGGCAGGCTCAACGCAATACCCAGAGAACAGTGCTTTTCTGGGTACATCAAACCTAGCATCAGAAGACTTGGGAGATGCCATACCTAATAATCTCAGGAATCGTGTTTGTATTATTGAGGTATCGGCTAATGCTGATGTATCGCTACAGTATGCTATCTCTATGAAGTGGGAGTCTGAGTTGATTGCAACTATGAGCTTTGTCAAAGATGAA